GACTTGGGCCGAATAGCAAGCCTGATGGAAGCGCAGCAATCCTAGATGTAATTGAATGGGAGTCAGGAATTACATGCGGCTTCGGAGTGTATTTGAACCCGAGAAACTGCTTGGTGGATAGGGATTCATATTGGAATAACCTGGAGCATAACGCCCAAGGAGTAACGAAATGACGGAATTTGTAACAACACTGAGTAGAATCAGAGAGCATTTACCGTGTGTGAACGGCTGGAAAAGGATGCTGGAATCGCTTGGTAAAACAACTGCTGACGATGAGCCATTACCATTCCGTGTAATTCTTGAAAGCAATGGGTTAGATGATGCACTCTGGTGCTGTCGGACAGCCCCGGAGTACGCTAGGGAATGGCGCCTGTATGCAGTCTGGTGCGCCCGGCAAGTCCAGCACCTGATGACTGATGCTGCGTGTATTCATGCACTCGATGTAGCAGAGAGCTACGCCAACGGCGAGGCAACTGAGGAAGAATTAGCCGCCTCACGGGCTGCCGCACGGAAGGCCATACGAAAGGGGGCGCGGACAGGGGATGCGGCAGAGGCGGTAACAAGGGGGGCAGTAAGAACGGCCACCAGGGACGCAGCGTGGGCTGCGGCAAGGGATATCGCCTGGACTGCGGCGAGAGAAGCGGCGCGGGCAGCAGCGAGAGAAGAGACAGGGACATGGACTGCATCTCAGGACGCGGCGTGGGATGCCGCAAGCGAGGCAGCGCTGGCAAGGGCATGGGGGGTGCCCAAGGTGAATGCCGCGTGGGTTGCGGTCTGGGATTCCGCGTGGACAGCGGCAAGGGCTGCCCAAAAGGAGGAATTTTTACGGGTTATCTCCGGCAAAGGGCAGCGAAATGAACGAACAGCTGCCCACGCCACAGTTATGTAATTAGTAGTTGCACTCTGGGAGGTTTTTACATATTATTAGGGCGGGTTACAAAATTGTAATGCGCCCTAATAACGAAAAGCACACTGAAAGGAACAAAATGAGCGAAGTAATACAAGGAAGCATCCAAATCTGGCGTCAGAAGTCCCTGGATGGCACTATTACACTAGAGGAAATGCGACAAGCAATTGCCGCAATCCGAAAGGAACGTGTCCAGGCCTCGGAGAAGTCCACTGTTTCCAGAGCTGCAAAGGCAAAAGCCCCTCCGGTTGACGGTGAGGCGTTGTTGCAAGGTTTTATGGAAATGTAATCGCTGCGTTATTGCAGTACACTTGAAGGAGTTATAGAGAAATGAAAGCTACACACACAGTGCAAGTTCACGTTCACCTTCGCTTGAATAGCAAAGGCACCCCCGATATTAACTTAGCTACATTTAAGGGGATGGAAAACTATTACGGTAAGATAGTGGCCATCGTGCCAATCCAAGTGGAGTACGACCCGCTAGAAGCAATAACAGCGGAAATCGCACTTCTCCGGGCAGAGGAGCAAGAACTACAAGCAGACACATACAAAAAAGTCATCGCTATACGCGACAAAATTCAATCCCTATTAGCCATTGACTACACACCTGAGCTATGCGCGTCAGTCCAAGAACCCCACTCTACCCATTCACCTGAAGGAGACTCCTACTATGAGTAAAGACCAATACGGAAACTTCCGCCCGATGTTTCCCCATACAGTTGACAGCACCATTCTATCAACCTTCCGTGCCTGCCCGCAGAAGTTCTTGTGGCAGTACGTTGAGCATTGGAAATCCCGCAGCCCTTCTGTTCACCTAATCGCAGGTGGCGCATTTGCTGCCGGCATAGAAGCCGCCAGGAACGCTTTCTATGTCGAAGGCCTTACAGCAGAAAAGGCTGAAGCCATCGGGCTAATTGCCCTGCTTACCCACTACGGGGACTTCGTTGACCCAACCGGCAGCGCCAAGTCACCGGAACGTATGGCAGGTGCGTTGGAGTTCTATTTTTCTCAGTACCCGCTCGGCGCTGATGGCGCAGAACCGATTACCCTTGCAAATGGGAAGCGCGGAATTGAATTTTCCTTCGCAGAACCACTGGCAATCAATCACCCTGTCACAGGCGACCCGATTCTATACACTGGCCGCTCAGATATGATAGCAGAGCGGGCCGGCGGTATCTACCTTTACGATGAGAAGACAACATCTTCCCTGGGGGCAAGCTGGGGGCGTCAGTGGGAGATGCGCTCGCAGTTCACAGGCTATGTTTGGGCAGCTCGTAGGCAAGGTATTGCCACGAACGGCGCAATTGTCAGAGGCGTGAGTATCCTCAAGACCAAATACGACACTCTGGAAGTGCAAACCTATCGTGGGCAGCATGAAATTGACACGTGGGAAAAACAAGTCCTGCGCGATATTGCACGGATGAAGCAGATGTGGGAAGAAGGGTACTGGGACAGGAACCTGGACAATGCCTGCACTGACTACGGCGGCTGTGCCTTCACCCAAGTATGCAAATCACGCGACCCAGCCGACTGGCTACCAGTGAACTTTGAAAAGCGCGTCTGGGACCCGCTGCTCCGCAAAGAAACTTCTGTGGCTGACTACGAAGCCTCGTGGTCGCACGTCCGTGACCCCGGAGAACCCCCTGCACAAGGCTTGGCGCCGGCCCCAACTGGTAATGATAATGACCTCATGATGGAACTTTTCGCCATGGGAACCCTCTAATCAGGGCTTACTCAAACCCTTGCCCGAGGCAGTAGTGAAGCTGGAGTTCCAGAAACTTATGAAACATTATGAAGGGGAATCACCATGATGCTGTGGACATACTTTGCAGGTATCCTAGTCTGCATACTCTGGTTCGCCTGCTTCGCTATCGGACTTCTGCTGTCGCGTCTGCTGAACGCCATTGATGATTACTTCATCCTGCGCCATAACGACCAGCTAGAAGCTATCGAACGTTTGAAACACTCACTTAACTCACAAAGGAATCACGATGACTGATACTACACCTGCAGCTCCAGGAACCAAATCCCTTCTCCCAGGCCCAAACGTGCTCTTGATGGGGCCAGCCGGCACCGGCAAAACCCACAGCATCGGGTCACTAGTTGATGCCGGGGTTGAAGTCTTTTACCTAGGACTAGAGCCTGGACTGGAATCACTCCTCGGCTACTGGACTGACAAAGGCAAAGAAGTTCCAGCTAACCTCCACTGGCACCAGTTAGCCGCGCCTCGGGCATCCTTCCTGGATATGATTGACAGTGCCACGAAGATAAACACTATGGGGCTGGACTCCCTCGCCAAAATGTCCGACCCCAAGCGTTCCAACCATAACCAGTTCATCAAGCTCCTGGAGGCTCTCAACGACTTCCCAGACGACCGCACCAACGCTAAGTTCGGCTGTGTTGATACATGGCTACCGAACAGAGCACTTGTAATGGACGGAATGGCAGGTCTCTCCCGCGCGGCAATGTCACTTGTTGTCGGAGGAAAGCCTGTCAAGAACCAAAGCGATTGGGGCATTGCAATGGATACAGTTGAACGCATCCTTCGTATGCTTACAGACAATTGCCGTTGTATGTTCGTCCTTATTGGTCACGTTGAACGAGAAACCGATGCAGTCCTTGGTGGGGTTAAAATCTCCCTCTCCGCCTTGGGTAACAAGCTCGGGCCGAAGGTCACTCCTATGTTCTCTGATGTCATCCTCACAGTTCGTGAAGGCGCTAAGTTTACATGGTCAACCGGAAGTGCGCTTGCCGATACCAAGACCCGCAACCTGCCAATTGCAGAGGGCATTTCCCCTGACTTCGGGTTGATTGTGAAGAAGTGGATTTCTCGTGGGGGCGCGCTGTAATGGATGAACTTCAAGTTATCGTCAATATGGTGAAGACTCTACCAACACTTGCAATCTGGGTCTTGGCAGGTCTTTTGTTCTACAAGGTCACTGTAGTCGGGTCGATCTTTGGGATATTAAAGCTCCTCATAAACAAAGTCTTTGAGTGGCAAGCAAAGCCCAAGCAACTTAAACTCTATGATAGATGTATCGACCTAGAAACTTACAAGGCACTGGAAACACAAATTCAGCGTCTCGGTACCTTTAATTGGGTTTATATGTCAGATGTGCATAAGCTGGAAGCGTGGCTGGACACAGTAGATGAGGAGGCAGGTAAATGACTTCAATCACGACAATGTTACTCCAGTTAGGGAGTCTACTGGGCACAGAAGACCTTACTGACTGGGAAATCAATTTTGTTACCTCCGTACTTGAGAAATCCCAACAAGGCAAAGTTACCATGCCACTCAGCAGTAAGCAGGTGGAGGTAATAGACAAAATCTGGTCGAAATATTTTGCCTAACCGTTCGTTACAGTTATTAAAATAGGAGTTGCAATCTGAAAAACCGTATGCAATCATAGCATTACTCGTACAAACCATCGTATGAGCCATAGCAGTAAATCGTTGCTCTTAACCCTTAGCTCTTTAGCTTAACTTTTAAGGAAATCAAAATGTCATTCGATGCCCAATCTTTTCTAGATTCTTCAGTTGTAGGTGCTAACGATACCAAGGTTGTCCCAGTTCCGGTAGGCGAATACGTGGGTATCATTGAAAAAATCGCACCGCGCCAGTGGCAGTCCAAAGACGGTACATCCTCGGGCATTGCTCTGGATATCTTCTGGCTGGTTGAAGACGAAAACGTCAAGCAATACCTTGGCCGGGAAACGGTAACGTGCAAGCAAGGCTTGATGCTGGACACGACCCCAGCCGGTGCCTTGGATATGTCCAAAGGTAAGAACATTGGCCTTGGGCGTCTGCGTGAAGCCGTTGGTGCAAATGACCCGTCAACCCCGTTCTCTTTCTCGATGTTGCCAGGCTTGTCGGCTAAAATCAACGTTACCCACCGAATCAGCGGTGACGACACATTCGCGGAAGTAAAGAATGTTGCCAAGCTGTAACCGCAGGTCGTAGCAAGCCCAAGGGGCAGGGTACATGAATTAGTCTCTCCCCTCCCCCTGCCCCTTGGGTGTTTCCCTTAACTGAACGCCTTTTGGCCAGTGCTGATACATGAAAATCCGAATCAAATGCAGTACCCACCCAGTCAGCTACTGTGCTGTCTGGGTTTTTTTACGCCTATTGAAAGCGCTTGCGCGGCTCCAACAAAAGCTGCAAGCCAAGTCAATTTAACCACTACCGTACGGAGACAGCTTTATGCAAATCGTAGACACCAAGAAACTAATTATTACAAAAGACAGGCAGCGGAAGGAATTCTCCGCTGAAGCCCTCGGGGAACTCTCCGAAGCAATCCGCAGCAAAGGCCTCATGCACGCCATAGTTGTGCGGGAGACAGCTGAAGGTCTAGTCCTTGTGGCGGGCGAGCGCAGACTAAGAGCAATTGAGGACATGGAAATGCTGGGGGGTAAACTCCACTACAATGGACAAACTATCCCTTCTGGTTTTGTCCCCTATGTCACTCTTGGGCAACTCACACCCCTGCAAGCCGAAGAAGCCGAACTCGACGAAAACCTGCATCGCAAAGACTTAACCTGGCAAGAAAGCGCAGCGGCTATGGCTAAACTTCACCGCATTCGTTCGCAGCAAGCTCAAGCAGAAGGTCGCATCCACACTGTAGCTGACACCGCAATGGAAATCAAAGGACGCAGTGACGGCTCCTACCAAGACTCCGTTCGCAAAGACTTGATTGTGGCAAAGCACTTGGACAACCCCGAAATAGCGAAAGCGAAATCTGCGGAAGAAGCATTCAAAATTCTCAAGCGGCAAGAAATAACCCAAAAGAACATCGAACACGCTGCAACTGTAGGTAAGACATTTTCTTCCTTCCTGCACCAGGTTCACAATGTTGATTGTCTGGAATGGATGGCAACTTGCCCCGCAGAGCAATTCGATGTAATCCTCACAGACCCGCCCTATGGCATGGGGGCTGACACTTTCGGTGATGGCGGCGACGGCCGACTTGCTAACAACGAACACCACTACAAGGACGACTACGAGCACTTCCATGACCTCATGACTAAGTGGACAGTATTATCCTATCGCGTAGCAAAGCCAGAAGCCCATGCCTATGTTTTCTGCGACTTGGATAACTTCCACGAACTTAAAGCTATGATGCAAGCAGCTGGTTGGTACGTTTTCCGCACACCATTTGTCTGCACCAAACCAAACTCTGGTCGCGTACCACTTCCCTTTGAAGGCCCCCGTCGCCAATACGAACTCATCCTGTACGCAATCAAAGGCCACAAGAAAGTCACAGCAATCTACCCAGACGTTATCACCACTTTCCAAGATGCAGGACTCCAACATGGAGCGCAAAAGCCAGTTGCACTGTATGAGAACCTGCTTACGCGTAGCGTTCGCGCTGGCGACAGCGTGCTTGATTCCTTCGGCGGCAGTGGCACTCTCCTCCCAGCTGCGCATAACTTAAAGTGCAAAGCCACTGTGCTTGAAAAATCCCCCGAATACTACGGTATCTGCCTCAAGCGTCTAAATGCCCTGACTGATGGCGCACCAGCACTTGACGGGGAAGCCCTTGGCAATGAGTTGAAAAACTTACTGGGAGGTCTCTGATGCCCATAATGCCAATCGGCCCAACTAACGCTAAGATTGCGCTTGTGGGCGAGTTCCCCCATGAACAAGACCTTCTCCGGGGCCAGCCTTTCTGTGGTGGCCCAGGCATGGAACTCAGCCGTATCCTTAAGGAATCAGGCCTCTCCCGTGAAGAGTGCTTCATCACAATGGTCTGTAATGACCGCGTACCGCGCAGCCGAATCGAAGGCGTCATTGCTACGAAGAAGAAAGACATTACCTCTGCCCACGTCTTACACAATGAGAAATGGGTACTGCCTCAAGTCGTGGCTGGCATCGAACGCTTGAAGCAAGAACTGGAACTGCTCAAGCCCAATGTCGTCTGCACTTTTGGCAACCTTGCTCTCTGGGCGCTCACTGGGCAATGGGGTGCGGGGCGTTGGAGAAGCTCTGTCATGGAGTCAACGCTAATTCCTGGGTTGAAAGTAATCCCTACAGTTAGCCCAGCGTTGCTACTGTCGCAGTGGTCATTGCGTCCGTTGCTGGTGCATGATCTGAAGAGGGTAAAAAGGGAAAGCGGGTTTTCGGGAATTATTCGCCCGGATTACAACTTTGTAATACGCCCTAATTACGACACAGCCCTTTCCACTCTAAACGAACTAATCCAGCGTGCAGAGACCGCAACCGCAACTGGAACGAAACTCAAGCTCGGGGCTGACATAGAAACACGTGCAGGTCATATTGCCTGCATTGCTTTCTCTTGGACACCCCACGACGCCATCTGCATACCTCTGATGTCCAGCACCAACCCCGAAGGCTATTGGAACGCAGAAGAAGAATCCCAACTCGTCTTTTTGATGTGTAAGTTAATATCCCTTGTTACAATCATCGGGCAGAACTGGAACTACGATGCCCAGTACATCTACCGCCACTGGCATTTCCTCTGCCCCGACGCACAAGACACAATGATTCAGCACCATTCATGCTTCTCCAACCTCCCGAAGAACCTGGCCTTCCTCTCCAGCATGTACTTGGAACATCACCTTTACTGGAAAGATGACCGCACGAATTGGACTGAAGGGCCAAAAGGGGAAGGCGAGGATGTTTTCTGGAAGTACAATTGCACTGATGCCATGCGCACACTTGAAATCCATCACGTCCTAGAACAAGTCGTTACCGACATGGGGATGCAGGAAGTCAATCGCTTCCAGCAATCTCTAGCACCTGTCGTACTGCAAACAATGATTCGCGGAGTTCGTGTCGACCTTTCCCAGCGGGAGAAATTCTCCCAAGCACTGCAGCAAGCAGAAGCCGAACGTCAGCAATGGATGCTGGATGTCCTTGGCCATGAAGTCAACATCAAATCTCCTAAGCAGATGCAGAAACTCTTCTACCATGAACTCAATCAGCCGGAAGTCAGACACCGTAATGCGGAAGGCGGCATGTCCGTTACGACAGACGACGAAGCCCTGCATAAAATCGCACATCGTGAACCTATCCTCGCCCCGCTGTGCAAAAAAATCTCTGAACTTCGCAGTATTGGCGTCTTCCATTCCACCTTTATCCAGGCGCGCCTTGATATCGACGGGCGCATACGGACATCCTTCAACATCTGCGGAACTGAAACCTACCGCTTCGCCAGCAGCAAAAACGCATTCGGTACTGGCCTTAACATGCAGAACATTCCCAAGGGCGGTGATACAGAGGACGGCGGGCTGACCCTCCCCAATGTCCGTAACATCTTTATCCCCGATCAAGGCCACACGATGTTTGACATTGACCTGGACAGCGCAGACTTACGCATTGTGACTTGGGAAAGTGACTGTAAATGGATGAAAGACCACTTTGCCAATGGGCGCAAGCCCTACATTGAAGTCATGCGGGAATACTACCATAACCCCAATATGACTAAGCACTCACACCCACGGGAGTACGGTATGTTCAAATCCCTGTGCCATGGCACGAACTACCTGGGCACAGCAGATGGTATCGCCCCGCGCATTGGGCTGCTTGTCCATGAAACAGAACGCATCCAGAAATGGTACTTTGGCCTAGCACCAGAAATCAAAGCCTGGCAGGAAGAAATCAAAAAGCAAGTAGTTGGTCGCAGGTATGTAGAAAACGTCTTTGGATATCGTAACTACTTCTTTGACAAAATCGAAGGTACAATCTTCAACCAAGCCGTCGCATGGATTCCACAGAGCAGTGTGGCTTGCTTAATCAATCGTGGCTATGTCAACATTGCGAATAACCTGCCGGAGGTTGAAGTCCTTCTCCAAGTGCATGATTCCCTCGCAGGGCAATTCGATTCCCTCCACGGTGATTGGGCTTTGCGCCGAATTGCCGAAGAGTGCGAAATAGAACTTCCTTACGACGAGCCGCTGGTCATCCCTGTGGGCGTTGTTAGTAGTAAGGTTAGCTGGGGGCAGTGCGGGTAATTCACACCATACAGCGCATGGGGCATTATCAGGACGTATTACAATTTTGTAATACGCTGGAATAACTTTAAGGAGCAGTAAAAATGGCACATGAACTCAGCAACCACAACCACTACTTCAAGTCAGTATCCCACTTGACGCGCATTGACGTCTACCGCATCTTGAACTTGTACCAAGTCACAGACCCCTGCCTACAACATGCAATAAAAAAACTCCTTGTAGCGGGGACTCGTGGCGCAGGGAAAGGCCCAAGACAGGACATACAAGAAGCAATTGACTCACTAGAACGCTGGAAGGAAATGCGGAAAGAGGACGATACTGGCAACTTCCAAAGAAAGTGGGGGGAAGAGACTTCCGCCCAATAACTTAACAGGCATTACGGCGTGGAGCTTGCGCCGTAATGCGAACCCCCGAAGCTACGAACTCCCGCGTAGATCAAGCCCGCTTTCCAAGACGATACCCCTGAGCATAAACAAGCCTCCCGTAAAACCCTATCCGCCTCAATGCGAGGCACCAGTCCAGTAGAATACAAGTAGTCATGCACTACGCCGGCTTCGTCTGCGACACCATTGAGCAGCAAGTAAACCACTGGCAAGCGGGGAATGCTGGCCAAGTCAGTTACAAAACCCATCGGCACAGTAATAATGCACCCAAGTACATCGGACTGATAAGAGAATGGGTAGAGAAGCTTAAATAACTGCCGCCCATCTCTATTTTTCAGCGGCTCTCCCGCCGAATCTGTCATATAGTCCAGCTTCAGCGGTGAAAGAAACTCGCTCATTTTGCTGCGTCCGCCGCATCCGCCGCGTTCATAGCTGCCCAGGCGTTGTGCGTAGTTGTGATTGTTTGCGTAGTCGCCGCCCACATATCCATCACTGCCTGATCGCTAATCTGCCCCGCCGTATTAGCTTTCAATGCCGCTTGCATGACCGGCATAATCGCATTGATAGCCGCCACTGCCGCTGCTGCTTGTGGGCTGGTTGTGGTTGCAACTGCCAAGGCTACTGGTATAGCTATGTTTGCCATTGCGTCAGCTTGCGGGTTTCCTGTGCTGATTAGATCACTCATTTTGCACTCCCTTTCATCGCTTCGATTGTTGCAAGCGATGCTATAGCTTGCGTTACTTTTGCTGCTGCTTCTGCCGGATTCGCCGGTATCGCACCAGTGCAGATTGGCGTAACTTGGCTGTCCACTAAGGTGATTTGGCTTATCTGCGACTGGCTCAGCTTGCCGGCTGTTCGAAGCTGTAACGCCGTCGCAAAGGCTACGCCATACGCGCCGCAAGCATCGGCATATTGCAATTGCGCTGCTTTCGGGTCTGCGTTCGGGACTGTCGCACATCCAGTCAGTGCAAATACTGCAATTAATAGTAATGACTTCATTTAGGCAACTCCTTGTTAGTAGTGGGGGACTGCATATCACGCAAAACTAAGCCAATAGTACCTGCCACCATAGTCTGATTAAGCGTAAGAAATGAAGCTCTAGTGGAAGGGTCAAAATACGCATAAACACCCCAAGCGGCATAACCCACTACACCGATGAGGCTGAGGAACAATGTTTTTAAGTCTGGCTTCATTTTAAGCCCCTACTAGCTTGTTACTCTTCATTACTGCTATTAGCTTCTCTGCGTACTTTGGGTCAGTCGCATAACCAGCCGCTGCGACCCGCTGTGCAAACTCGATAGGGTCAGTTGTCTCCAGCGCGTGCTTGTAGAGCGGGTTGGTGTGAAGGAATTTTGCATGGTCTAGCATGCATTCCCCCCAGCTTGCATACTTGCGCCACCTCGACTGGACAGTCACTTCCCTGCCGTTGATGTACTCTTTCGTCCACAGCGTCAGTGTCTCTCCATGCCAAAATGCATCCGCTTTTACACCGAACAGATTAAACCCTTTAGTCGCAAGGAGGGAGCTGCCCCAAGCCGACTCAAGTGCACCTTGAGCCAGTGTAAATGCATGAGGTATCCCCGCCGCTTTCTCACATTCAAGCGCGGCAGGCAGTAGTTGATTTAGAAAGTCAGATTTGGTCATGCATTAACCTTTCGCTAAGCTTATCAAACTTCACACCCAACTTATCCAGGCCCTCTACAATGGAGCCTTCAAGTTTATCGAACTTTGCATCCAACTCAGGACGAATGTAGTGGTGCTTGGCAATCTCCAATTCCAGCCTTTCCAGCTTAGCCGCATCTTCATCATGCTTAACAAATAACAATTTTATCTGCTCTTCTTGCTTTTTATCCTTTTCCCTGAGCAGAAAGCTAACAAGTGTAAAAACAGCTCCCACAAGGGATAACATAAGTTCAGTTACTGGCAATTCTACCTGCATGTCGTACTTGTCTTTTGCTTTAAGTTGCTGCTGTTTGTGCAGTCAGAATTCCATTAGTAAAGGTCATTGAACCATTTGCACCGCCAGACGTAAGCTTAGCAGTAGTGATTGTCACCGTCAATCCCGAAGCAATTTCCGCTTTGATAGTCGCAATGTCTGAAGTGTTAGTTGCAATAGCAGTCACTTGTGCCGTTGTCAAATGCTGCCTGTCAGTTGCACTCCCACCTTGAATTGTCTGCAAATCATTATGATTCCTTGTAGGTATGTCCGTCAGGTTCCCTGCAGTGAAATTCAAATCGGTAAAGCTGATAGTCCCTATATTCGCTGCTTGCAGCCTAGCATACACAAGCTGAAACCATCTGTGAAGTTCCGCTGGGAGTTCCTGAGGTGGTGGCGGTAATTGGTACTGGGCAGTAGTCATAGCAGTTTTTCGCGTGGGTTACAATCTTGTAATGCGCCCTAATTACTCGGAGACTTCCAAGTGCAGTTCTCTCGCATTAAACGGTGCATTATCCGTATGCCTCAGCTGATACGCCCTTCTCCGAGTAGCACCTTGCCGCACAGTCCTGCTCCTCACCTTAGCCATATCCACAGGTAGGTAGGTACTCCAAGTGTTATAGTCATCCTCAGAGAATCTAATATACAGAGTAGATGCAACTTTATCCCCTATAAACTCTGCCGCAGCAATCCGCATATAGTCCGAGTTCTCGCCTTCCACATGCGCAGTCACAAGATTAACGTCAATTGGAAGCCCATCATCAGTATATACATTCCACAGGGGCTGATACACTTTACCATTACTTGGATGTTGCAGTAAATCAATATCAGCACCCCCATCAAGGTAATGCACAGGTGCAAAAACGCCCTGTGTATAGTCACCTGGGATTAGCGGTGCGGCCGCAGGACTAACACTGGAAGTCCACACCCCCCATTGCTTCTGATTAAAATTCATTGCAAGGGTGATTCCTAAATCAGGAAGTGTCAACAAATACAACTCATGGCCCTGCACCTTCATATTCATCGCGCTGCACCCGACAAGGGTACTCAGCATCAACACTTTATCCAGCCACACATCAGACAACAGTTGATATTGCGCACCATTTAGTGCATACACTCCCCTGCCCTTTGTAGCCGTCTTCCCTACAAACAGCAGCAACCCACCGATCTGGCACACACTCCCAGCATTCACACACCCTACGTCCATGTACGCGCTTTGCACAGGGCCAAGTGGCGAGCCTGGAGGCGGATTCCCTGCATCATAGTAGAAGGAGGTAAACTTATCCGCGAATCCTATGACGTAGTTCAACTGCTTAGCCAATGCAACTGGCCCGCCCAGGTCAGCATTCAGCACCAAGTAGTTGAGCGCATCCCAGTTCCTAGGGTCACTCAAATTTGACCCTGTGATTTTCCCGTCAGTCGTCATCACATAGTAGGTGCTGTCGAGAAACACCATCCCTGGAAGCATTGATGTAGGGACGTTGTTTACAGTCAACGTAGCCGTGGCGCCAGTAATTCCTCCGAGTGGGAATGTCGCTACCGGGGGCACAAGATAGTTATCCCCCACGGCGGTGATAGTGATTGCGGTAACTATCCCACCTGAAATCACATACGTCCCCGCCGCACCTGACCCTGTGTCACCAGAAGCAGCTGTTATTGTCAGCGCGTAAGTTCCGTCGGTGCCCCCTGTACCTGGCTGCACCACCACAGCGCCGGCAACCCCGCGAGGGACTTTCACCAGGTTCACGCCAATACTCAATCCAGGCACTGGCAGCTTTGCCGCTGATGTAGAAGTCGCTGGTACAGCAGGCTGCGCCGCCACTACAACACTCGAATACTGCATTGTCCAGATATTCGCAGAGTCCTTGAAAGCCAATATCCCGTTCGTGGCAACTTCTGTGAAGTCGTAAGGGCCAACACCACCTGGAATTGCAGCAACCAGTAGGCCGGTTGTTAAAGAGTATATGCTATTGCTAATGACTACCAGCGTCCCAAGCGGAGCAAAGTTAAACATCCCTTGACCAACCCCAACTGGCAGTTGCGCCACAGTAGCAAGACCTGGTCGTTTCTGCCCACCGAGGGCATTAGTGGCCTTGGAGTCTTTGGTTAAAGTCCCATCCCTCGTGGCAATGGGCAGGGCTGTCAAAGGGATTTTCATTGCGCCACCTGCCTCAGAATGTGATTGCTGTTACGTCTGCAATCGTAGTTGCTGCACGTATTGCAGCTTTCTGTATCTGTTTATGCACAAACAAAGCGTTGACGTTAGCCACACCAGTCGCAAACAGCCCTTGCAGCTGCAATAGCGTCATTGCGACTGGCTGATTGTTTACATCGTACCAGGCAAAGTTAGCGGGCACTGTGCCGCCTGTTGCGACAATAGCTTGCAAGCCCGTAATTGCACGGTTCATTAAGTCCTGACTCTCTGTGTCAGCTTGAAACGTCGTGCCCATGTACGCGACTGGCTGCTGGATAGCTGACAGGTATGAACTGTCTATTAAAGCTAGTTGTGTAGTCTGTGCTGCTGCTAACAACTGCTCTGCCGTGGGTTCCGGGATGGTGTACGGCTGCAAAGTGGCTGGCGTATTAGGAAACGCGTAAATATCCGTCACGTCGTCTTCAAATTGCCAGATTTTGTCGGTTAGGCTGTCTTTAAATGTTTGCATTAATCACTCCTCAGAATCGCTCAGAATTAGTTGCTGTAAATCCCGTTCCAGTATAGGTTAAAACGTACGATTCTCCTGGCTTAATAACATAACTCGCCGAAGCCCCTGTGTATGAAGTACCGCCAGCGTAGGATTGCCCAATTATTACTGCAGCGCCGCCGTTGATTGAAATGCTTACGCTGGATGTGTTTTGCGTAGACGTCCATGAAACTGAACCAAAAATAGTCTTAGCGGTTGAATTTGTATAGGTGGTGCCGCTGGTTCGTGTAACGGTTTGAAAGGTTTGCCCAATACCAAACGCCTGCCCCACACTCATCGCATCCGTAGTCGCAACACCCGCTGCGACAGAATAGGTGCGGGTGCTGTCACCGCTCAGTCTGGCTGTGCCGCCAACTTGCATCCAGTCACTACCGTTAAACGCCAGGGCAACACCATCACCGGTCTTCAGAATCAGGCTGGTTGCGGCAGATACCCCGTAGGCATATATCGTAGCAGTTCCCGAACGCGCCAGCGTCAGAGTACCTGCGCCAACACATGACACAACAATCAGTGCGCCACTTGACAATCCAAGCGCAACAGGGTCAGGTAATGTCAATGTGCCGGCGCTGGCGCTGTTGTAATAACATGCGCGCCCAATATCAGCAGCACCCAATGTAACCGATGACGAATAATTGCCAAGACCGGCAGAATGCAGCCCCACAGCCTGTGCAAACGCTGTTGTCGCAATATTGGTGCTGTTATTGAACTGTGCTGATGTGGGTGCGGTGGGTGTGCCAGTTAGCGCCGGCGAAGCAAGCGGAGCTGCCGCTGCAATCCCCGCGTTAATATCATTAAACCCGGCCGCAACAGCCCGCAACTCCACCTTATCCCCTGCGTTCCAAGCCATTGCAGTCGTATTGTCATACCCACGGACTACCGTAAAGGTGTCTGCCGACCTGGCCGTGACCTTTACAATCTCCACATTGCCGGAGATATTGGCCAGCGTGCAGTAAAAGTAGTCCGAAGCAGTCAGTGTTGGGAACAACCCACCTGCCCCAGATTGCACTGAGAGCGATGTTGCGGAATTACTAATGCCTGCTGCCAGTGTAGTGGTAGCATTATTTGCGAATTTCAGTCCCATACTTTACCCCTTAACCGATTGTGATAGACCAAGTGATTGTAAGCACATCAGTAGAGGCTTTATTAACCACTGAAAACACAACTCGTGACAACATCACGCCAGCTACTGTTGCATTGAAAATCCCTGCTTCGGTCAATGCCCCTGTGCCTACGCCAGCGCCGAAAGTCGTACTTATTGTTGCCACGTTAGCTGACACACTCGATGTGGTAAAGGCCTGTCGAACAAGCTGAGCCTGCAAAGCTGTATCACCAGTTGTTGGAGATGTTGTGCCAGTTCCAAGTGCCATTTGAATAAAAGGCTGCGTCAAAGAGCCAATAACCCCACCAGCCAGGTAATTCTTCCCCGCTTGGACTATCAGGTTATCCAACTCCCTGCTGTCTTTTACCACGCCATCCACAGTTGTCAGTACAATACTGAGCTTACCTGCAACTTCTACCATATCCTGCATCATAGCGAATCCTTATAAGTGTTAGCTGTGGCAAATAGCTTATCCTAATGCCAATGTGTTTAATGCGCTACCATTCAGGCTAGTCGAAGTGGTAATGGTAAGGGTAAAGGTTTCCGATGAAGTGGTGCTGTCAGTAAATGCTTCTTTATCCCCCAGCACCGCAGACTCCGACAACAATGCCTGTTCATAATTCACCACCGCAGCACTGGTAGCATTCATCACACTACCATTCAGCACACTGCCATTAAGTCCATCAGGGCTGGCAGTGGCAACACCAATAATCCGCGACAGGTTAAACGAAAGCCCTTCAGTAATGTCAGTCGCGTCAGCAAGGCTCCTGTCGTACTCAATTGACACAAACTGGTCATCTGTAGGCGGCCTAGTCCAGGGTACTGTCAGGTTCTCCCGCACACCCCTCACAAAGTCCTGGGGATTCCGCACTTCCTTATGGGAACGGCAGACGTAATGCCCATCCCAGGTTTTGACCCCGTCCTGAGACTTCCTCTTAGCCCCGCACAGCTCGCAGATGAAGTTCCATTGCCCTGATGCCCAGTAATTGTTGGAAGCCATAGTTAGTTTCTCGCGTGTATTACAGTGTTGTAATACGCCCTAGTTATTTGAGCCGTTTTGAGACGTTTTGCTCCGCTACCCAATACTAACCTATCCCCGCTCAATTTTAACGCCGTACACGCCCGCATAACACGCGGAAACGGCATAGAATAGCCCAAATACCAAACATCTACCATTCCCAGCTTTCCGCATACCCCAGCGCCTGCAATTCCGGCAACTGCGCCTCCAGCCTCTTTCCGATATCATTACGGTAAATGGGGCTGTTAGGGATAATGAGTTCCTTCACGCGTTTGTAAGCACCGTCAATAGCGCCTTGCACTGTCCCTGCCACCCCGCTCACCGTCAAGAGGTAGTTCCCAGCAGACACCAGCATAGGCTTGCCGTTGACAATCCCGCCCTTGAGTTCACTCGGATGCAGGTAGTAGCGGTTGCTGTCAGTGATTCCGAAGATCGGGTAGCCGCTGACTTCATCCCGCGTCAACTTGCCGTAGGGGAAGTCCGGTATTGCGACTACGACACCAACTGCGATGCCCGGCTTTGGTGCAAAGCTGCAGGCCCCTCCGCGTACTGCTTCCAGCATCCACCCCGCAACATCCCCGTGCAGGACTTGCTGAATCTGGAACAACGGCCAGCCTGGGCGTGTGGTGAATTCGAGCGGCCAGGGCCTTCCAGCTTTATCAATGATAACTGCAACGTCAATGTAGCCTGTGTAGCCACTGCGAATGAGGGCGGCTTCGAGCGGCAGCAGCATTTCCCGCGCCAACAGGGATTCCTCCGCGCTGCAGTACTTCATTGCCGTGCCCATTTCTCCAGTGTTGACACCGATCTCCCCTGGCATGAGCTTCTTGAACTCGAAGTTTTCAAGGAAGTGCGGCAGGAATCCGTCGCGGCCAACCCACCCACCGACTGCCATTTCGATGCCTGGGGTGAATTTCTGGAACAGGAAGGGGACTTTCTTCTTCATTGTGCGCTTCCAGCGCTCCAGCATGAACAGCATGTCCTCGGGGCTTTTTGCAACATAGCTCAGGGCTTTGTCGGCATCCCCGGTAGGCTTGGATACATAGCGGCCAGGGTTCGCGTTGAGGTATGCGATTGCTTCGTCGTAGTTGCTGAAGATAGTGCTCTCCATGCAGGCAATCCCGTGAGCCTCCAGCACCGCCTGCCCAGTCCCTCGTTCGAGTTCCCAGGCTGTTCCTTCCACATTCGGCCCGAAGATAGGGTAGCCCTGCTCCCTGTAGTGCTCAAGTTCCCGCGTGAAGCGAGCGTTGTCAGTCAGGAAGATCAAATCTGCCCACTTCATCCAGCTCTGCCAGTTCGCTACGATGTCGACCAGACCCCGCCCGACAGGAATATCCCCGCCTGTGCGGGTGTCCTTGGGATACCAGAGTTTGACCGTGTGCCCCTGGGCTTCGCAGCGGAGAGCGAAGTCGAGTCCTGCAGCCATTGCGTCGATGATGAGGATGTTCATAAGGTGCGCCGGGGAAAGTGCTGCTGATGTGGGGAGTATAGGGGCAAGGGGGAAGGAGAGGCAAGAGTACAGCCGGAGCGACCGGAGGGAGGGCGGAACAATCTCGACTGCGGCAAGAAGAAGTGGTCACGTGCGCCTGTGTTGAGGTTATTGGGGTGTATTACAACATTGTAACCCGCCCCAATAACACGCCAGGCCCGCCCCAGTTACGCAACAGCTGGGCTGGCAGCTACAATAGACAGTAGTGGTGCGGTGGGTTATTGGGCGGAGGGTCAACACCTTCAGTGTAATGGTTTACGAATGCGCCGTCAAGAGCGCAGGGCTAGGGGTAGAGGAGGCATAGCGGTAAGGGCCTACTGCATATGCACGGAGGGCGGAAAACACTTTACTGCGCACTCACTTTGAGTTATTCCCCCGTATTACACCGTTGTAATCCGCCCTAATAACCTGTCCCTCCCTTAATAATTCTCCTTCATCCTCTCTTCTTCTGCCCGCATCCCCTCCGCATGCTCCTGCGTCTGCTTCCTCTCCACTTCCACGCGCGCCCCGTACAGCCACGCGATTCTCTGCAGGTGCTCCATATCCCCCTTGGTCATCACTTTCCCGCTCTTCGCGAGCGGCGCAATTGCAGCAGCAACATCCGAGTCCCAATACGCGGCCAGTCGCAACCGCGCAAGCTCCTCTGTCTTAATCTTAAACACGTACTTCACCGCAGCCTCTGTCATCAAATACACCTTACTCACGCCCAGCGGCGTATCCAGGTTCCTCGCGCGGGAAATCGCTGTCTTCACTGTCGTACCAGTTGCCTGCTCCAGCGGGTCTTTAATCTTCGCCAACTCCACTGCAGTCGGCGGCTCCACCCGCTTCAGGATTGCCCCGGCCTCAGCAATATCCACTAAATTCTGCCAGTGCCCTTTCCCAAGCTGCTCCATCACAGGTTTCAGCGATGCCTCATGCGCCTTCAGGTACTCAAGGCTATCTCCCTTTTTCCCCACATAGTCGGCGATGCTCCGTGCAATTGCCTGCTTGCTCTCGTGGGTATGCGCACCTTCCATCAGCGCACGCATCACCTTCGGGTCATTCACAGCACTTGCGATCAACTTCTCCGGTTGCTCATTCCCTGCCACCTTTGCCAGTATACTGTTGTCGATAGCCTGCCTCTGCGCAATCAGCTCCACCCGCCGATTCAGCATCGCATCCCCCATCTTTTGCGCATCCTGGAAATACTTTGCAGTCTCTGGCAGCTCACTCATCGCTTGATGATGCTGGGCGAGCCAATTCCGCGCCGCCACTGGGTTAAACTCCCCGGTTTTCATCGCCGCTTTCGAGTAACTATCCAGTAACCCGTCATGCAGCAACTCCGCAGCACGCGCATCATTCCCGTAGATAGCGAAAAAGTCTTGCACACCTTTCTTTTTATCCCCAGCGCGCAGAATAGTCTTCGTTACAATATCCTCAGCATCCCGCGTTATCCCATTCCTTCCACGCTTTGCAATTTCCCCACCTGCACCTTCCTTGAATGTCTGGGAGTACCGGGCATAATTCTGATTGAACTTAGAGAATTTCTGCCCCAGTTCACCATACTCCGCCCCATTGTATACGTCGACTTTGCTCTTCAAATGCATACGCAATTCATTCAGGTAATGCGCTTTGCTGCTGTCCCCAGCTATTGTCGCGTCAGCCCATTCCCGATTCGCCTGCTTGTACAAGCTATGGAGTTCTTCAAAGCTTGCCTCATCCCGCCCGGCTTGTCCTTTCACGACCTTAGTCGTGTACATCGGCTTCAGTGCGCCCGGTTTCGATACAGCTTCCCGCACAAACGTATCCGCTGTCGCTTGTGGGTACTCTTTTAACACTTTCGCAAACACAGGAGGCATGTTCTGGAACGTAGCTGTATCTGCTGCGACCATCTTCCGCACTGCTTCCCGCGTATCGGTCATGTCAGAGACAATTCCGAGTTTCTTTGCAGTATTATACACGCCAGCCAGTTGCTTCGTATTCGCTGCTTGCGCAACGCCACGAGCTTCCCAGTACTTCTCCCGTAGTGCAACTCCGATGGCTTCGTTATCCACTGTCCTACGGAACTTATCGGACAAGGCTTGAATCTCCGCCTCATTTTTCCGTTGCAGTAAATCCACATCTTCCCGCTTCAACTGCAGTTGCAACTTTGCAGGGTCTGTCAAATTCTCCGGTGGGAGTTTCCCTTCAGCTGGCACTGTCCCCGGCTTAGCGCCAAAGGTCTTTTCTTTGAAGGCTTCAACAGCGGCGAGGTTTTTCGCTTGCACGGCATTGGTCTTAGCCACAGCCTCTGGTGACTTGTTTGCGACTTCTTGTGCAATGGCGACCAAGCCGGGGGCTCCAGTTGCTTGCGGTTGTGTCGGATGAAAGCGTTCGATTTTTTTCGTCAACTGCAGCGATCTCGCCACATTCTGTGCGCTGTCAGGTGCATGGTCAAGTGCGTGTTTGATTTCCTTCGCCAGAATCTTATTGGCCTGCGCACGTTGTGCCCCAGCCGACAAGCCAACCCCACGTTTATCCGCCTCTGCCATGACTCTTTCAGCCCCAACCTTGGCAAGTTTCTGTCCTGCGACCAGCAAGGAAGGCCCGGCAATGCTTCCCACAACCCCGCCCACTTGCTCACCTTGCTCGGGCGTCAGGCCGAAGGAAGCGGCATTATTCCTGCCCCATTCCTTGCCTTCCACCGCAGTTGTGGCTGAGCCAACAGCGCTCAGAGCGTGTTTCCCTGCTACCAGCATCCTGGTGCCCTTCTCAGCCGCACCAACCTCGCCAAGCCCAGGGAGCATCGCGGCGCCGAGAAACCCAGCAATTTCCCCTTCGTACTCCGTGGCCTTGCTGATATGTCCATAGATGTCAGTCGGAGCTTTTGTATGCTTTACGCCAAGAAGCTGCTCCCAGCCCCGAGTAACCATGCCGATACCGCCCACAGGGTCATCACTAACAGGGACGCCTAGCGCCCTAAGGCCTTGATTCACCGTACTCACAGCGGCCCCGCCGAACACGCCCAGGGCACTTGCTACGCCTTCCTTGGCCTTGTCAATGTTGTACAGTGTGTTGCTCTCAGGTGCGTGACGTATGGTATCTGGGTGCGCGTAGGAGGCAGCGTTAAGCTGTGCCAGCACAGAGGGGTCGGTAACAGTCTTGCCAGTTGTTACCGCAGTTGCAGGCGCACTACCTTCTGCCGCATTTAGCTGCGCCAGCACATTCGGGTCTGTTACAGTTCCTGCCATGTTGTCCCCACTTTCTTGTAGTGTTTCCCGTTCAGCAGCATGACCCCATTAGGAAGGGCGTGTACGCCAGGAACAGCAGTTGGTTTTGCGCCCGCCGGAACTTCTGCCTGCGGCTTCACCCGATTAAAGTCACCTTGTATCCCCACAAGTTCAGGGTCAATACCAAAGTTCTTTGCTTGTTGCTTTTGGTAATCTTCCATCTTCTGCAGTTGCGGGTCGATAACTTTATCTTGCATCTCGCTCAGCATGTGTTGCAAGTCTGCACGGTCTTTGTCAGAGTACTTCCCTACGACATGCTTGGACAGGAATCCAGTCACACGGTTCGCCACATTACCAAAGGTGTTGTTATCAGCGTAGTATTTATTAGTTGCACGGCCCTTGAACTGCCCGAAGGTGGCTACAAGGGCTTGACGGGCTTGTTGGTCGCCCTCAGCACTGTCCAGTGCCAATAGCCCTTGCACATCGCTGATACGCTCCCGGTCTTCCAGCGCCGGTTTCGCTACTTGCTGCAACTTCGTATTCAAAACTTGTGCATGTGTGAACTCTTTGTCAGCTTGAATCCGTGATTGACTATCGGCATGGGCTTCTCTCCTTGCCTCTAGTTCACTCTTCCGCAGTTGTAACCCCATCTGCCGATACGCCTCCGTTTCAGCATCCCGTGCCTTCTTTTCCTCAAGTCGGTCTTTAGCCTCCGCAGCTTTCTCATCCCGCGCGGCTTTCAAGTCTATTTCCTTCTGCAGGAACTCTGCCTTTTTGGCCGCATCCATCGAAGAAGTTGCTTGCCCCTTTGCCCAAGCAGAGTACCCGGGAGTCCCCGGCTTCGGAATCAGGGCAGCATTACCGCCACCGGCCAAGTAAGCCTTTTCAAGTTCCTGCGCACCTTCTGGGGTAGGGTTATCGGCATAGGCTAATGCTGCGGCTGCGGTTAATTCTTGCAGTTGCTGATGCTGCTCCAGCACATCCGCTTTCTTCTGTCGTGAGGCCGCTTCAGTCTGATTTGCCAGTTGCATCATGCGAGTAGCATCTTCCAACTTTCCTTCACTTGCAAGTTTGGTGAACTCTTTCTGATAAATTGTAGTTGTTTTATCCAAATCACCAGCAGCAGACCCATCCGCCCTAAACTGCGCAGACAAATCTTGACCGATTTCAACCTTTGTGGCAAGTTGCTGCTGTTGCAGTTGCATAGTGAGTGCATTCATCTGGAGTTGCTGTTTTCCCATCTCCAGTTGCTGCTGATTGGCATCATATTGCTGCTTGTAGTCTATGATGTAGCCAGCTTGCTGGCCAAGACCTTTAAGGAATCCGCTTAGTGCCATGATTTAAGCCTGAAATGAATCGGCATAACCGCCGCCATAAGAAGGGTCACTATACCCACTATACCCGCCGTAGTCATATCCGCTGCCGCTGCCATAGTCATACCAGCCGCCACCACCAGACCCACCGCCGCTGCCGCCGCTGCCGCCGCCAGACCCGAAGAGGTTTTTGATCCCTGACCCCACTGCGTTCCCAATTGCAGTTGCACCAGCTTGCTGTTGTTGCCCAGCGTTGTTAAGTATCTGCCCCGCTACTCCAGGATTCCCAATGTTAGCGCCAGCGAGTTGTGACAATCGGGCAAACTGATTCGCGTACTCGTTTGATGCCTGATTTTGACCATACATTATACCGGCAGCTAGTGCATTCCCGCTTCCTGCCATACCCCCAGCCGCGAGCGTACGTTCCTGCCCAATCAGCCCTTGGTTATAGCGGAAAGCATATGAAGGGTCTTGGACAGTCATTGTCTGGCCAGGTCGCATCATGTTGTTAAGTTGTGTTTGGTACTGCCCACGCTGGGAAGCATAAGGGTCAGATGCTGCGGCTGCTCCTTGCGCTCCCGTTGGGCCGCTAGGGTCGGGTGCCAGTGCGCTACTGACTACTGACCCCACAACTGCTGATGCTACAACTCCCCAAGGCATTATGCTACTCCTTTATCAGTGCGAATACAGATTATCGCGGTTATCCTGTCAACGTCACTGTCGTTCTTCACCCAATGCTCTTCCTGATTATTAAACCAGTATACATCTCCAGGTGCTGCAGCTAGGCCGCCATTTTTGAAGTTAAAAGATTGCCCAGGTGCGCTTTCCAATTGTATCGCGT